GGCTCTGTGCCTGCTCAGCTTGGAACAATTGCCGCTGGCGTTATTGCCAGAAAAGCCCTTAACCTGGGCCCGGACGCTACCAACGATGACATTCTTCGTGAAAGCGCTAACTTTGTAAAAGAACAAGTAGCTTCAAGAATGAGGAATGCAAACCTACCACCAGGATTTGGTATTGGTAGCGTTGGCGATGGTGGAGATGGCGGAACATCTTCCAAGGATTATGCTGGTGGATCAAACTTTAACCCTACTGGGCTGAGTCTGAACCTTAAGCCAGTTGATTCATCATTTACTACTGGTATTGTACCACTTTACCGTCCTAAGTTCTTCTTAGATGGTAGAAATGATACATCACCTTTAATACTTAAGTGTAGAAACGTATACCCTGAGAGTATAGTTGGTCCATTCAGTGGAAACCTTAATACGCAACTTTATCTTCAAAACAAGATAATTTCTGACTGGGTAAACGTAGTTAGTACTAACTCTAATCTTAACTCGTTTACTTCCGGGCTTCTTGACAGAGATCATGTGTTTAACTACGCCCGTATTACTTCTTACTCTCTTGCAGTACTATACTTCTATCTTTCTATTGACGCTCATTTCAATATGGAAGGTAACAGAAATGATGGAATGATTGCTTTATACAAAACATTATCTGTGAGTGATCTGCAACAGATTCGTGTCCTTAGACACACTCTGGATAATGTACCGCTTGATCCTATGATCAATCAGCTTATGTTCCATCTTTATGGTAACTACAAGCAATCTCACTTACCTGGTTCTCCATTACTTAAGTTTACTCCGATTCCTTTCACTTCGTCGGCTGATACTTATTTTGATTTCTTAGAGTCAGGTGAAGTTGTGCGTTGTGTTGAAATGCTTTCAAGTCAGAAGTTCCGTAACTTTCAACAAGTCTACGTTCAGGCATTTCCTGAATCCGTTAATACTAAAACTTACTCATATTCTGGCTCGCCTAAGTTTGATGCAAACTGGCTTACTAGTTGGGTAAACTGTGCCTGCATTTCAGGGTCAAGTACTGGTGTCTCTGCAACTCCTACCGTTGTCAACAATGAGGAAAGAGTTTTCGTAACTCTACATACCGATGCTCCTGATGGTTGGATTGACGCAACTGACAATATATATAACTCTACTTCTACGAATTGGGAAGGTGGATTCGGTGGACCTAAGAAACTGGAATTACTTTCTGGTGCCTTCTTCACTTCTAGTTCAGCAATGCAATCTGGTTACAATGGTCCTACTCAAAGTCTGATCACGACACAGTACATTTATGCTACTGATTTTACCAATGCTGGACAGGAAATAACTACTTTCTTCCCTGTTGAAACAAGAGAAAGATACGTTGCTCTAGCTGGTAATACTCGCAACACGCATCTATCAGTGCCTGGTGTAAGTAGCTATCAACGTTTCGGTTCCGAAGTCGCTATTCCTAAGACAATTGAGGACAACGTGCCAATTTGTCAGCAATTCGCTGACATTATGTACACGCCTTGGAAGTTTAGCAAAACTTCTCGTTCTACTTCCGGAGGACCTATGTCCAACGATTTATCTGAAGAGAGCTCATCCAAGCCTAAAAGACGTCGTAGAAGAAGAAGTTAATTAAGTAACCATCATTTAGACCTATAATTTATGCAAATCTTTCCAATTTCAGATTATAAAGACAACTTTACAGATACTGGATACACAAAGCTTTCCATCAGTTTAGGACGCATTGAAAAGGGTAGTAACATGGAATTAATCACACCTCAAGCTAAAAGAGTTGGTCCAAATGTTATACTACAAGAATGGGATAAGGTTTTCCGTTCCAATGAAGATCTAATGAACGATGATTTACTAGAGTTAGAGCAGTCTAATAGAAGTAAATTCGGTCCACGTAGTATTGCTAAACCATGGATAGATATTAGACAGAGTGTACTTGATAGCTTCAATATCAAAAGTACTGATTGCAACCACTTATTGGCGAAACCTCCGTCATCTCTGAATATAGGAAAACTACGTCCTATAAGTCTCGAAAACTCGGCAAAACTCACAAAGAGCAATACCCAAGCAGGTGCTCCGACGCTTAAGAAGAAAGGCGAAGTTAGACAATATACTCTCGATAATTGGCGAGGGTTATTTGAGCGTAATTTAGCAATGGTACCGGCCATTCGCACGCAAGAGCAAGGTAAGACCAGACTTGTAAATATAGTGGACTATTCTACTATAATGCAAGAAAATCGTTTCTTCGTTCCTCTTTTTAACTTACTTCGTGATGAGTTTTGTTTCAGTGGTTTCAAAGGTCCAGAAGCAGTTGACACTGCAATGACACAGCTTATCCGCTTTGCTGTAGAGAATGACCAATTATGCATAAGCGGCGACATTGAAGGTTTTGATCTCTCTGTCGGAACTGATTTACAATATTCAGCTTTTGATGAAGTTTCTGGGTATTTTCAATCTTCGTTCCACTCTGAGGTTGATGAGTTAAAGATCAGGTTCAATACTTCACCATTAGTCACTCCAGATGGCGTAATGGTAGGTGAGCATGGTATACCATCAGGTTCAAATTTAACCAGTATTATTGGATCCTTAGTTAACAGACAAGTTAGTCAACATCCACCTGAGTTATCACAGTTTATGGGTGATGATTTTGCAATAACTGCAAAAACAGTTGATGAGGTATTCAGTAAGTACGAATCGTGTGGGCTCACTCTTAACAAAACCAAAACGTTAGTTAAACCATATAGCTTTGTTTATTTACAAAAGCTGCATCATGCTGATTACATGTTCGATGGGGAATACAAAGGGATATATCCTACTTACAGAGCGCTAAATAGGCTATGTTATCCTGAGAGATTCTCGGACTTTAACGATTATGGCCTTATAGGAAAAGACTATTTCGCTATTCGCAGTCTTAGCATACTGGAAAACTGCAAGTATCACCCGTTATTTGAAAAGTTCGTTAAATTTTGGATGGGATTTGAAAAATACAAAGTACCGAGCAACAGATCAATTCGTGAATTTGTTAAGATGAACGAAGAGAAGTTAGGGTCGATTGGTACGGTGAACCAGTACGGTGACAAGATTAGAGGTCTTCGTGACTTCGAATCCTACCGTCTAGCTGTTCGCTTCTCGTAGCGTCACGGCG